ACACAAGAACAGCGTAATTTGGCTAAGTTATTGATGATGAAAGCCGCCCAACAAGGAGCATCAAATGAGTAGAAACGGATCGGGGGTTTATTCCCTTCCTGCTGGCAATCCAGTTGTCACTAACACTACCATCTCATCGGTAGCGTTTAACAACACCATGAATGATATGGCTAACGCCTTAACTGGTTCGGTAGCCTCAGATGGTCAGACCCCAATGACGGGTCAATTAGACATGAACAGCTTAAAGATCAAGAATCTTGCCGCTGGAACGACTACTGGTAACGCTGTTGAATACTCCCAGTTTATTGCCGCATTTACCGATCCTACAATTACAGGTGACCTAACTGTTACTGGTAATGGTGAATTTGGTGGTACAGGCTATTTGCTGATTCCTAAAGGAACAACCGCAGAACGCCCTGCTGTGCCAGTAGAAGGTGAAATCCGTTACAACACTACTACTGACCAGTTTGAAGGCTATCAAGGCGGTGCATGGGGTCAATTAGGTGGTGGTGCTACTGGTGGTGGCGGTGATGAAGTGTTTGTTGAAAACGCTAGAACAGTTACTACAAACTACACTTTAAGCACAGGAAAATCCGCAGAAAGCGTTGGCCCAATTACTATTGATAGCGGTGTCACAGTAACAATTCCTAGTGATGAACGCTGGGTTATCTTGTAAAATAGACGAAATTAAAGGAAAACAATATGTCCTCAGTCGTAATTTCAGGCGATACAAGCGGTGCAATAACGCTATCTGCCCCAGCCGTAGCTGGTACTAATACTATTACGCTACCTGCCGCTACTGGCACAGTTAATTTAAATGGGCCAGCTTTTAGTGCTTATAAATCAGGTGGTGATGGCGACCAATCGCTTACAAATGCAACTTTTGTAAAAATTACATTTCCTACTGAAGAATTTGACACAAATAGCAATTACGCATCATCTACTTTTACACCTACTGTAGCTGGATATTATCAAGTCAGTTCTTGTGTTGATTATGGTTCATCTTCTTTAACTAGGGCAATGATAGCTATTTACAAAAATGGTTCTGCATATAAATATGCTGGTAATTATGTTGTGCCAGCATTTACAGAATTTGCACCAGCAATTTCTTCTGTTGTTTATTGCAACGGAACAACTGATTACATAGAAATTTATGGCAGAGCAGATGGTTCAACAAGGGTTGCCTATGGTGGTGGTACTGCTATTACTTGGTTTAATGCAACTTTAGTCAGGGGTGCGTAATGTTTGAAAAAATTAAATCTTTATATCCATCTTTAACAGATGATGATTTTCACCCAAGAACAGGCACAATTACTTTGCAAAACGATTCAGATGGCAAAGGCGATTACATTGCTAAATGGGAACATCCTACCTTAGCTAAACCAACAGATGAGGAATTAGCATAATGCTATCTCAGGCTGAACTGCATGAACGCTTTGAGTATCGTAATGGGGAACTATTCTACAAAATTAGCCCATTGCCAAAAATCAAGGTAGGCAGTAAGGCTGGTACAGTAAATAGTGGCTATGTTAAGGTTAATATTGGTAACAAAAAATACAATGCACACCGCATTATTTGGATGATGCAATACGGATTTTTGCCAACAGAAATAGACCATATTAACTGCAACAAACTGGACAATCGTATTGAGAATTTGCGTCAAGTAAACCGCACACAGAATCGCTACAATATTGGTAGCTACAAAAACAACACTTCAGGCACTAAAGGTGTTAGTTACAAGGCTGATTTAAGCAAGTGGCAAGTATCTGTAAGCGTTGGTGGCAAGCGTAAATACATTGGTGTTTTTAAAGATTTAGAACTAGCGGAGTTGGTAGCTATGGAAGCAAGACATAAATATCATGGCGAATATGCCAACAACGGAATAGGAGTTTAAGATGGCTTATGGTTCAGTAAACGCTGATGTAATAACTACAAGTACGGCTGGTGGTGTATTAGGTGCTGGTAATGCTTCTATTATGAAGAATCGCATTATCAATGGTGCGATGGTTATTGACCAAAGAAATGCTGGTGCTAGTGTAACTGGTGCTAATAGCACTTTTGCAGTAGATAGATGGCAAGGTCAAACCAATGTGGCTAGTAAATTTACTATGCAACAAAATGCTGGCTCTGTTACACCGCCAACAGGGTTTAAAAACTACTTAGGCTTAACATCATCTTCTGCTTACACAGTAGGTGCTGGTGAATGGTTTGGTGTTCTTCAAGGAATTGAAGGTTACAACATTGCCGATTTAGGCTGGGGAACTGCATCAGCCAAAACTGTAACTTTGTCATTTCAGGCTTATTCAAGTTTAACTGGCACTTTTGGTGGCTCTATATTTAATAATGCTGGCGATAGAAGTTATCCATTTAGCTATTCAATTCCTGTTGCAAACACTTGGACAACTATTTCAGTAACAATTACTGGTGATACAAGCGGAACATGGCTTACAACTAATTCTTGTGGAATGTATGTAAACTTTTCTATTGGTAGTGGTTCAACATATAGCGGAACTGCTGGCTCATGGTCAGGTTCATTTTATCGTTCTGCTACTGGTGCAGTTAGCGTAGTAGGCACAAATGGTGCAACTTTCTACATTACTGGTGTTCAACTAGAAGTAGGAAGTAGTGCTACTGGATTTGAGTATGTTAATTATCAGACTAGCCTAGCTAACTGTATGCGTTACTACAACAAATTAAATCTTGGTGATTATGGTGCAATTAATGGTTTTGTTGATAATTCAACTAATGCTGTTTTTTACTATCAATTTCCTACAAGAATGAGAACTTCACCTAGTTTAGGCACTACTGGAACTGCTAGTGATTATGCCGTTCGAACAGCCCCAACTATTCCAGCTTTAACTTCAGTACCAGCAATTATTGGTAGTGGTTCTAATAGTGCAACTCGTATTCAAGCCGTTGTTGGTAGTGGTTTAGTAGCTGGTCAAGGATGCGGTTTAATTTCTGCGGCTTCTGTTGATGGTATCTATTTAGCTTTTTCTGCGGAGTTATGATGACAATTTACAAATTAATTAAAAATCCTGACAACGGACAAGTAGGTTCGGTGTTGCGTAATGGTTCAGATTCCATTCCTTTTGCCGATGACAACACAGACTACCAAGCCTACCTAAAATGGGTTTCTGAAGGTAACGACCCACTTCCTGCGGAGAATGAATAATGTCCACAATTATTAACGGCACAAGTAGTGCTATAACATTCCCTGATAGTTCGGTACAAAATACTTCAGCTATTGTTAGTGGATATGTACCTTATGCAAACCTTCCTGCTGGTAGTGTGTTGCAAGTGGTTCAAGTGGTAAACACAACTCAAACGAGTACATCAAGTACATCTTATGTTGCAACAGACCTTGCCGTAACAATTACCCCTAAATTTTCAACAAGCAAAATTTTAGTTGTAGTTTCCAGCACTACTGTAAATACTAATGTTGTTACTGCAAGTTCTACAATTTATAGAGGTGGTACTAATTTAGGTGGCGGTTTTAATAGTGGTTTAAGTGTAAATCAACCTAATGGTTCTTATGTTTGGACTCCGTTAGCAATAACTTATTTAGATAGTCCTGCAACTACTTCAGCCACTACATATACTTTGTATATTGCTTCAGGTCCAGCTGGAACTGCTTACGCAAACTGGAACAATTATGCTTCAACAATTACAGCTATGGAGATTGCAGCATGAATTTAACTATTCAACAATGTGAAGCACTTTATAAGTTATATCCTCAAGTAATTACTGTTACTGGCGATATTGCTTACGATGCAGATGGCAATGAAGTAGCTTACGACCTTTCTGCCGTTACTACACAAGCACAAAAAGATGCTTGTAAAGCACAAGCTAAAGCACTATTAGCCGCTAGTGATTGGTCAGTATTGCCTGATGTGCAAATTACTAATAAAGCCGCTTTTGACAACTACCGAGCAATCCTTAGAGGTTATGTAATTAGTCCAGTTACAGACCCTACTTGGCCTACAGAACCGCAACCAGTTTGGGGTTAATAAGTGGATAACGGCATCGATTTAGTTCGCTATGGGGTGCTGTGGAATCGTGTGGAAAACTACGAACACCGCCTTGAAGCCATTGATAAAAAAATGGATAAGATGGAAGCCCAGCTAGAAAAACTTGTTGCTAATACCAATAAACAAGCTGGTGCGGCATGGCTGGGTATTGCCATGATGAACGCACTTAGCGTTATTGGCGGCTGGGCGTTGCACTACTTTACAAGCAAGTGATGTGTCAGACTTTGATGTTAAGGCACTTACTGGCAGTTTAGATTCAGCTAGGGATAGTGCCAAGTCACTAACCAAGCAGGTTGAAGCAATACAAAAAGACGGATTAGATGTAGCCCAGCAAAAAGCCCAAGAACGGCTAAGAAGCAAACGAGAAGCAGAAGTAAAAAAGCGGTTAGCAATACACAAGGCTTTAGCAGAATATCGGCATCGGAAGTTAATTAGCCAAGAAGAATACAACCTTAAAATTGAGTTTTTAAGGCAATTCAAGAATACGGCAATGGGCGAAAAAGAGTGGGCTGAAATCTTGAAAATCAAACGAGAACTTGAAGAATTAGAAAAGAAGGAAAAAGCCGAGTTTGACGGAGATTTAAAGAACATTCGCAGGGCACAATTTATGTGTTTTTTGGTAGCGGCTTGGATAGCATATTTAATAGTTTGGGGTGATAAGTAATGGATACACTAATTGGACTTCTTAAAGGCGTTGCTCCTGTCTTGGCTACTGCTATTGCTGGCCCTGCTGGCGGAGTTGCTGTGGGCTGGTTGGCTGATAAGCTAGGCGTAGATGACGCTACCGTAGAAGGCGTTACAGCCGCTTTAGCTGGTAACCCTGACCTTACCCTTAAACTTAAAGAGTTAGACCTTGAGTACGCCAAAATGGATGCCCAAGACCGTGATTCTGCTCGTAAAGCCTATGCTGAAGTCGCAACATCCCAATACGCTACAAAGCTCGATAAAGCCGTTGTACCTATTCTAGCCCTTGGAACTGTCGCTCTAGCGTTTGGATTTATTGGTTTGTTGATGGTTAAGGATGTCCCTGTAGACCAACAACAAATGGTGATATTTGCGTTAGGATTCATTACTAGCTCTGCTGGACAGGTTCTATCATTCTATTTTGGTAGCTCACAAGGCAGTAAAGATAAAACTAAAGAAATTGAAGGAATGATGAAGCGATGAAAGATAACTTTGAAAAGTGCTTAGAGATGCTGTTGGTACATGAAGGTGGCTATGTAAATCATCCATCTGACCCAGGCGGTGAAACCAACCTAGGTGTTACTAAACGAGTATGGCAAGAATGGGTAGGGCATGATGTTTCTGAGAAAGAAATGCGTAATTTAACCCCTACAATGGTAGCTCCACTTTATAAAAGAAAGTATTGGGATGCTTGCAGAGCTGATGAGCTTGTATCTGGTGTTGACTATTGCGTTTTTGATGTCGCTGTTAACTCAGGTGTTGGGAGAGCCGTTAAACTTTTGCAGTCGGTTGTTGGGGCTACTCCTGATGGCGGTTATGGTTCTATTACTGCTGCATTAGTCAAAGAAGCAGAGAAAGACCCAGAGCGTCTAATCAGCGTTTATAACTCAAAACGACTAGAGTTCTTAGAATCCCTTAAAGCCTTCCCTGTTTTTGGCAAAGGATGGAGTAGACGAGTAGCTGAAGTCAAAGAAAAAGCCTTAGAAATGGCTAAAGCCAACCACCAAACGGAATAGGCTCTTTTTCCTTTTTACGCTTTAAGACCTTAGATTCTCTGTTTAGTAAAGGTAATGGAGTATCTAAGCGTTTTACTGCGTTTTTAGGGTGTAAGCACCACTTGTCACCCATCTTAGCAATCATTTCTTTAGCCACAATCTTGTTATGTTCTATCAATAATTCGTAGATGTCGTAACTGAAGTGTCCAGCAGCAATCATCTGTTTTAACAAACTTTGGTCATTTTTGGTCATACGACAGCCCTTTTGTAAATAGTTATGCTTCTATCTTTGTGTCCAGTACTGCCTCTGTAAAGAATTGCACCTACTTCTTTCCATTCAATATTTCGATAAAAAGGCCGTTGCCAATCAAGCCAAACCACATAAGCACCTGGGTTTGTAACTAAATACATTTCCCTAAATACTTTTTTAACATTTAAAGTTTCAGCTTTGCATCCGTATCTAGCTTGATATTCTTTAAGCCGTTCTTCTCCGTAAGGTGGGTCAGCTACTATCAAATCGTATTTTTTATCAAGATATTTAGACAATTCTCTAGCATCTGCGTAAATGGTGTCATCAGATTGTGGATTTATATCTACTTTATCGCCTTTTAAATGCTCGTCATTGACTTGACCAGCATACAAATGAAGAATGTCTTTAGCATTAGGAAAAAGGGCTTTAATTCGCTTTAAATAGTTACCTTGATAGCCACCATAGTAATCATTACTTTTAGCGTAATTGTTGCCTAAATAAATAGCACCAGTTACAAGGTTAGATTGGTCTATTTGAAGATAACGACCAAATTCTTTGTTGTAATTATCTACATTCATGCTGTAGCCTTTTCAATAAAGCGGTTGTTAGCCTGGTTAGTTCTCCAAATATCAACTCTTAACTGAGCACCAATAAGCTGGAACTTCAATTTTTCCTCGGTTTCTACTGCTGCTTTTAAACCTTCTAAAAGTTCTCTGTATTCACTTCTAGCATACGCATCTCTTTCCTGTCCTGCCATAGTGTCTACCCCTGCTAAAAATGCTTCTTGCATTAACAAAGCCTTTTTAGACTTACGGAACTCCTCTAGGTAAATTCTTTCAGCTTTAGCTTTAGCAAACAATCCTGCGTTTTTAAGTAAAAAGTCTACTGCTGCGTTTGGGTCAATGTTTTCCATTTAATCTCTCCGTTAATAGTTTCCAGGCTGTTGCTGCACAAAGTGGCACTTGTCCATTTCCAATGGCTTTAAGTCTGTCCATTGCAGAGGCCATCCCATTAACCACTCTACAAACATTGGGTTCGGTTTTCCAACTATTCCGGTCAAGTCCCTTAATGCTTGATTCAAAGGGTATTGAGCTGGATGTCCTGATGGTCTTATTGGTTTCCAATCTGGCATTGTCCCTCTCTGCCCATCGCTTGCACTCGGTGTCGGATATTTTTGCAACAATCCAGATTCTTTCTCTTTTATGGTTTGCTCCAACATCGGCTGCGGAAAGCACTCCCCATTCCGCATCGAACCCCATTTGGGCCAAGTCTCTAAGGACTGTCCCAAGTCCTCTAGAAGTGAGCATTGGGGAATTTTCCACAAAAGCGTATTTAGGTCTAACTTCGCTAATGATTCTTGCCATTTCTTTCCACATTCCGCTTCTTTCTGCTTCGATTCCTCCTCCTTTACCTGATGCGCTGATGTCTTGGCATGGAAATCCGCCAGATACGACATCAACAATTCCTCTCCAAGGTTTTCCGTCAAAGGTTTGAACATCATCCCAAATCGGGAAAGGCGAGAGAATTTTGTCATTTTGTCTTGCACACAATACGCTTGCTGGATAGGCTTCCCATTCAACGGCACAGACTGTTCTCCATCCAAGCAAATGTCCTCCAAGTATTCCTCCACCAGCACCTGCGAAAAGAGCCAACTCATTCATTTAATCTCCAAAAAATTAGTTGCATTCATGCCATATTCTTCTGTAAATAGCTGGCTTTTCTTGTCATACCAAAACCCTAAAGTTCCTTCCCAGTCACCATTTCGTTGTTTAGCACATACAAGGTAGGTATCTGGCTTAGTGTTATCAGGCAATAAATTTATTTCAGTTTCTTTCTCTTTCTTACGATTCCTTGCAACCAAAAACACATTGTCGACAAGGTCGGTAATGATTCCTGACCCTTTAATGTCTTTTTTCTCTGCAATCTTGTCACCTTCTCCAGACTTTCTAAGGTGATGAACCAAATGAATATGAAGGTTAGTTTCTTTGGCTACATCACACAAAGCATCAACAAAGTCTTTTTGTCCGTTGTAGTCATCTTCACCTCTTACACACTTCATCATGGAGTCAATAATTAGATGCTCAATACCTAATTCTTTGGCAGAATACCGGCACAACGCAACGGCTTGCCAAGGCTCTAAACGACCTACATGGTCATACAGGTATCCCATGTCCATTTTCCAGCCTGAAAACGCCTCTATATCGCTTTTAGAAGGCATTGGGTTACCAGTTGCTTGCCTAGCCATACGAGCAAGCGTCTTAAATGGTTGCATTTCTAGACTTGCAGTAAGCACTTTTCTATTCTGGGCAAGTAAGCCTAATTTGAGTTGACCTAGCAGCATTGACTTACCTGAACCATTTTCACCAGCCCAAATACTGACTTCAGCCTTTCTAAAACCTATAAGCTGGTCGGTCTTGTCAAAAGGTAGTTTGTCACCATCAATACCATGTGCTCTAGTAGCAAAATAATGGTTAATTTCATCTTCAAATTCTGACTTTTCCCTTACTCGGTTACGGATTACTTCCGTTTCCTTGTACAAGTCAAAATCAATATCTTCAGTTATCCGCAAAATATTTCTCCTGTTGAGTCCATTGCTACAAGTTGGCTTGGCATTGTATTCACAATCTCTGCATACCATCTTGAAAACAACTCGTCAGTCCCATTTGCATGGATTAACTGCACCTTTTTACCTTTAAGAATAGCCAGGTCATTAGGTTTAGGCCTAGACTTTTGGGTATAAATCAAGGGTATTCCGTCTTGGTAATTAGGATGAAACCATTTAGGGTTCATGCCAACCACAACGATTACATCGCTTGTATCTTCATTTACTGCAAATTGACCAATCATATAAAACTCACTTTCTGCACTTGTTTATCATCACTATTGAGCCATTCGGCTTTAAATCCTAACCAACTTCTTTCACAACAAATTACTAATGCTTCATTCAAAGTCTTGCCAGCTTTGTTAGCTTCCCTTACCAAACCTTTAAGTGCTGTATCAGTAATAGGTTTCTTAGCAGCTTTCCTAATTTTTAAATAGTCATTCCATACAGACTCAATTACACCTTCAGGTGTAGTTATATGGTCTTGGTTCTTGGTCTTGGTTGCTATTGGGGTGGCAATAGGGAGGCTATTGGGTATGCTATTGGTAGGCTTTACATCCCTATTTCCCCATCTCTTTTCAGCACCTTTTTTGCCTGATTCTGACAAATATTGATACTTAGCAATCTCTTTATCAGCTCTAGAACTATGCCATAAACCATCATCTTCAAGCTCAAAAAATTCATTTAACAATGTTAAAACTATGGCTGGATTAGTCTTGACCCTACGAGCTACCCAAGCAGAATCATTAGGAAATGGAGCTTCCGTCATGTAATAAAGGTCAATCATTCGCCTATAAGCCAAATCTTCCTCATCGGTAAGATGGCTAGTATGGCTGATGTAATCCCCTATATGAAAAGGGTAAAAGTTCATTTCAGTCCTTTTTAAATAGGTCTGGTCGTAACTGTTCTCTAGTCAATCTAAGGTTAGTAAGATGCTCTATCCTGGCTAAATATTTCAATGGAATCTTGGTAGAACTCCACAAATAAACAGTCTGAGGCTGTATTTCTAGCTTCTCAGCCAATTCCTTTAAACTGCCGAACTCAATTTTTAATAAATCTGATGGTGTCATATAACGCTCCTTTTTCGCTATCATATACTAAAACTATAACAACTTACGCATATTAGGGAATGTCCCTATAAAAAAACTATATCAATTTATGTTTTTGATGTATAGTAGAGTCTAGTTCAACAGTAACGGAGGAAGTGATGAAAACAGCAATAATCGAATGGACAGCAGTAGTAGTAACTGGTGTAGCTTTTGGTGTTATGTTTGCTTACAGCTTGTTAGGAGGTTTCTAACATGGGAATGAACCGACATGATGCCTACTACGAGCCTGAAGATGACCATGACAACTCAGATGAGTTTGATTACGAAGTCTCTCAACTAATGAAACCTGGTGCTGAGTACGACCACAGAACAGCCCAAGCAGTAGCAGAAGCTATGGGTGATTTAGATAAAGAACGAGCTGATTCATTACAAGCCATGATTAATACAGGCGATTACGAGAAGATTGGTCGTAAAGTAATGATGATGGCCTATGACTACATGGAAGGCTTTGCCATTTCATCTGTAGAACATGAATTTAACAACTAAGGAATAAGTGATGATTACATATAACGAAATACGCAAAATCAATGTCAACGAACATACAGACAAAAAAGGTAAATTTACCTACCTGTCTTGGGCATGGGCAACCGACCAACTATTACAACTAGACCCTATGGCTACTTGGGAGTATCAATCTCCTATGCAGTTTGGCGATACTTTGATGGTGTTTTGCTCAGTTACCGCATTTGGCAAGACTATGACATCCCAGTTACCTGTTTTAAACCACCAAAACAAGGCTATATCCAACCCTAACGCTATGGATGTAAACACAGCTATGCAACGCTGCCTAGCTAAAGCAATCGCTTTACATGGCCTTGGTCTATACATTTATGCTGGTGAGGATGTCCCAGACGAAGAACCGGTAGATTTATCCAAGGCTGCTAGTGAGTGGTGTCAAGTTATCTCTGAATGCAAGACTTTAGATAACCTAAAAGCTGCATACACCGAAGCCTACAACGACCTTAAAAAAGACAAAAACGCAGTTCAGTTGATTGCAAACGCTAAAGATATGAAAAAGG